GGGGGGTGTGGGGGTATAGTATATACTGCCCATACAAAATTAGGCAGAATCTATTGTAAACTAGATAGGTTCGCCCTGCTTTAGTAGATATGAATGAGGATTGTTATATTGCTGGACTGCCCCAGCTAAGATTAAATATACCTATGTATATGTTTCACCCCCTGGAGGGTACATTAATTATTATACACCCACTTCAGACATCTGTCAACATTTAAAAAAAATAAACTTGTTGTCAACTAGATTTATACATGGTATAATACAAGTATGAATAATAGTTTATTACCTCCTGAGAAAAAGAGAGAACTCAATGAGCAACAACAAAAGTTCCTGGATGCTCTTGCACATGAAGCAAAGGGAAATATCAAACACGCCCTAAGTATTGCAGGGTATGCAGAGACCTCTCAATCAAATATAGTAAGTTCCTTAAAAGATGAAATAGTAGAAGTAGCTACAAAGATACTCGCTAAGTCAGCTCCCATGGCTTCACAGAAGCTTGTAGAGATACTTATGAGTGATGACCCTATACCACAAGTAGGTGCTAAGCTACAGGCAGCTCAGACGTTATTAGATAGAGTTGGTGTTGCCAAGAGAGATAAGTTAGATGTTACACATACTGCTGCAAGTGGTATATTTATATTACCTAACAAAGAGAAAATAATAGATGCTGAAGCTGAGGAGGCTCAAATAGATGACGAACCGAAGTAGTTCAACAATACCTTTTGGTTATAAGCTTAAAGAAGATAACAAAACATTAGAACCAATTGAAAAAGAAATAAACGCCTTGAAAGAAATGAAGGATAGTGTTAAAGCTGGGGCGTTCTCCCTTAGAGGAGCTGTAGAAATTTTAGAATCTCAAACAGGTCGCAAGTTATCTGCAATGGGATTAAAGAAGATTATAGACAAAGATAAATCAAAAGAACAACCTAAACCAAGTTTATTACAGAAGGATAGTTAATGGAAATAATTTACTGTGTGTTAATTGTATTATGGGTTATGGGAGTATCAGAGTAATGGAATTTTTCTTTCCAATCAATACAGCTATATCATTAATAGCTATTGGTATAATAATACTTTGGACACTAAGACCTTAATATGACAGAGAAGCCTAAAAGACAATATTTTTTCTCGCAAGAACAAAAGGCTAAGATAGCAGCTCGACAAGCTGTTAAAGAAAAAGAAAAAGAAATTAAAAGATTAGCTAAGAAACTAGCTAATACTAAACATAGATTAAATAACAAGAAGGAAGCAATCGGTGCAGTTGACCAAGCTTTAAATCCAAATGCAAAAAGTAAAACAGGTAGTGTTGTGGAAGAAAAGAAGTTGGAATCACTTCCTAAAAAAGTTAAAGAACTACTCGAAAAAGAAAAAGACAGGATAGTATTTAAACCTAATGAAGGTCCTCAAACAGAATTTTTAGCAGCACCTGAACAAGATGTGTTATATGGAGGTTCTGCTGGAGGTGGTAAATCATATGCTATGTTAGTTGACCCACTAAGGTTTATGCATATCAAAGAACATAGAGCTTTATTATTAAGAAAGTCTATGCCTGAGTTAAGAGAATTAATTGATAAGTCTAGGGAGTTATATCCAAAGGCTTTTGCAGGAGCAAAGTTTAGAGAAGTAGAAAAAATATGGAGGTTTCCATCAGGTGCATCATTAGAGTTTGGTTATCTTGATAGAGATGCTGATGTATATAGATACCAAGGACAATCATATACATGGATAGGTATAGATGAATTAACTCAATATCCTACAGAGTTTCCATTACAATATCTACAATCAAGATTAAGAACAACTAATCCAGCAATACAATGTTATATTAGATGTACTGCTAACCCTGGAGGAGTTGGAGGTCATTGGGTAAAGAAAAGATACTTAGACCCTTCACCACCAAATGAATCTTTTACAGGACAAGATAAGATAACAAGAAAGTTTATACCAGCTAGATTAGAAGATAACCCTTTCTTATCTGCTGATGGTAAGTATGAGCAAATGCTTATGTCATTACCAGCAGTTCAAAGAAAACAATTACTAGAAGGTAATTGGGATGTTGCCGAAGGAGCAGCGTTTGTTGAATTTGATTATGATACACATTGTATTGACCCATATACGTTACCTAAACATTGGGATAGAGTAAAAGGAATTGACTATGGTTATGCAGCAGAATCTGCAGTAGTGTGGGCAGCAATAGACCCAAGTGATGAAACATTAATTATTTATAGAGAGTTATATCAAAAAGGTTTAACAGGAAAAGATTTAGCTGAAAAGATTTATGAATTTGAAAAAGAAGATAGATTATCAGTTAGAGGTGTTTTAGATTGGGCAGCTTGGAATAGAACTGGAGCAACAGGACCAACAGTTGGAGAAGTATTATCTAATGCTGGACATAAACTTAGAAGAGCTGATAAGAATAGAATACAAGGTAAAATACAAATACATGAACGATTAAAAGTAAATGATAAAGGCAGACCTAAATTACAAATATTTAAAAGTTGTCCTAATTTAATTAGAGAGATTCAATCTATTCCTTTAGACCCTAACAAGCCTGAAGATGTAGATACAAAAGCATCAGACCACGCATATGATGCATTAAGATATTTAATTATGTCAAGACCTAGAACACAATCGGTTTGGGAGGCTATGTCAGATAAAAAGAAATGGACACCCTCAGACCCAACATTTGGATATTAAATGCCACTATATACATTTAAAGATAAAAATAAAAATATAGAATATGATAAAGAATTATCTTATGAAGATTTACAAGAGTATATTAAACAAGACCATATCGAACAAGTATTTAAAATGAATATTTTTAGATATGCTGACGGAGGTGGAATCAAAGACCAGTTTACTGATTGGTGTAAAGATTCTACAGTAAAAGGTAAGGGTAATTTTAATCCTTATGGAAAAGCAACTAAAGACTTTGAAAAGAAAGACTAATGAAAAAAAGAAAGATACTCAAATTTAAAAAGAAAAAAACAGATAATGAATTAGAAAACTATCCATTGGTTGAAATAAAATGGTTGGATATAATCTCTGAATCTAGTTGGAGTTCTATTAAAGAAGTAAAAGAAATGGAATTACCTGTCTGTATTACAAAAGGACATTTATTAAGTCAAACCAAAGGTGTTACTAGAGTATTCGGTGATTATGCTGAAGATGATAATGGCGACTTAGATGATTTAGGTAATGTGACTTTAATACCTACAAGTGTAATATTGAGTATTAAAAAAATAGTTGACAAGTCTTGATAAAAGTTGTATTATTATAAGTATTACGACAAAACTGAAAAGGTGTAATTATGGCTACATATGACCAATATTCTGCAAACAGTTCTATGAATGATTCAGATGATGCAAGAGAACAAGAAAAGATTTCAGCATTAGTTGCAAATATTAATTCTAAATTTCAACAATGTGAAACTACTAGAGAAGATGATGAAGATAGATGGTTACAAGCCTATCATAATTATCGTGGTAGATATTATAAGAACGTAGCTTTCAGAGACCATGAAAAATCAAGAGTGTTTGTTAAAGTTACTAAGACAAAAGTTTTAGCAGCATACGGACAACTTATAGATGTTTTATTTGGTGCTAATAAATTTCCTTTAACAATTCAAGAAACAAGAGTACCTGAAGGCATAGCAGAATATGCTCATCTTAATCCATTAAAAGAACAAATGGATTCTAGTCAAAGTGTTCCAGGTATAGAAGGTAACATGGATTATATTCCAGGTGAAGGTATGCAAGATACATCACCATCTTCTATTTTAGGTTTTCCAGGTGATGGAAATGATTTACCTAAAGGTGCAACATTTGAATCGTTAAATGAAAACTTCTTAGGTGGACTTGAAGAAAAATATGAAAAGGCAAATTTAACTGAAGGACCTGCACCAAGTCCTGAGATGCCTCAAATTAAACCTGCACAAATTGCAGCAAGACAATTAGAAAAATTAATACACGACCAAATAGAAGAATCAGATGGAAGTATTCAATTAAGAAATGCAATATTTGAATCTTGTTTATTAGGTACAGGAATTTTAAAAGGACCATTTACTTATAATAAAACATTACATAGATATGGTTCAACAGGTAATGGTACAGCAAGAGAATATAAACCTGAAACAGTAAAAGTACCTAAAGTAGAATTTGTTTCTATATGGGATTTTTACCCTGACCCTAATGCTAGAACTATGGAAGAAGCTGAATATGTTATTCAAAGACATAGATTAAACAGACACCAAGTTTTAGATTTAGCAAATAGACCTTTCTTTAACAAACAAGCAATACTTGATTGTGTTAGAATGGGTGCTAAATATAATAAGAAATCTTGGGAAACAGATATAGATTTAGAAAAAAGTCAATACCCTGATATTGAAAATAATAGATTTGAAGTTATTGAATATTGGGGAACAATAGATGCATTAAGTGCAAGAGAAGAAGGCTTACAACTTGATGAAGAAATTGATGATGCACAAGAAGTTCAAGTTAATGTTTGGATGATTAGAGACAAAGTAATTAGAATTGTTGAAAATCCATTTAAACCTTTTAGAACTCCTTATCAAGCTTTTGTTTATGAAAAGAATCCATATACATTTTTTGGTATAGGTGTTCCTGAAAATATGGATGATGCACAACAAATTATGAATGGTCATGCAAGAATGGCAATTGATAACTTAGCATTAGCAGGTAACTTAGTATTTGATGTGGATGAATCTGCATTAGCATCTAATCAAACTATGGAAGTATTTCCTGGTAAAATATTTAAAAGACAATCAGGTGTTCCTGGACAATCTATTTATGGATTAAAGTTTCCAAATACTGCAGTAGAAAATATGCAGATGTTTGATAAGTTTAGACAACTTGCAGATGAATCAACAGGTTTACCT